TAACAGCAGCAGGAGTACCTGCAACATCACCAGCACTGAAGTCATTGTTAGCAACATCAAGTTGTCCACCAGTTTTACCGCCAGTAATGACAGCAGAACTACGAGCAGCAGCGATGAATACTTTAGCAATAGCAGTGTCGAAACGAAGTGCAAGAGCCTTACCTAACTCGTTAGCGTAAACTGAACGAATATCGTAGTGGTTCTTTACATCATCAATGTTAGACAAGAAAGTAGAAGCCAAAAGCATCTTATCAATAGTGATGATTTGTTCAGCTTTCTTGATGTCACTGAGGTAAGAATTACCTGCGTCAGCGATGTTTTCGCCTGGTGTGTGATAGTCAGCAGAAGCTATTCCTGTAACAGGGAACTGAGCTGATTTACCGTTTTCGATTGTGCGAACAGTATGTAGTGGTTTGAAAATGTTTGACTCCTCAAAGGTCTGCAAGATTTCTCCGCTGAACTTTTTAAGAAACAAAGCATCTACATCACCAGCACTATTAACTTGTCCTACACGAGAGGGGGATGTATCTCCATTAGCCATGATATATTATCTCCTTATGTATTTTGTTATTAATGTTTATGTTTATGTTATGTGACTTTCGTTGTAACCTTTGTTCGAGATTGTCCACCGCAGTGGGTCTTGACATTAGCTATACTAATTGTCGATTCAAAGTGAATTTAATATAATAATCCCACCTAAGCATAGAACAGTCAAGACAATAGCCTTCTCCTTCTTTGTCAGTGAATTATATTTATCTAATAGTTTTTTCATTTTTTGTTAGCTTTAGTGTGTACATATCGAGTGTAGATTATTGGTACTACATTCCACAGGATAACACCTACTAAACATAGTTTCAAGAATCCATACACTTCGTCTAACATAGAATCAAAGAATCCATCATCCATCTTTTCATCTAGTTGTAATTGTACAAGTTCCTGTACATCTCCTTCAGATAAAGCCTTAGCCTTCTTAGCTAGTCCTTGGTTTTCCTCCATTAACTGAGCACTCTTTCCTACTCCCCATCCTAACGCAGCACCACCAGCAGCAGGTCCAGGACCGCCTAAAGCTCCTACAGTTGCACCGCCTACACTACCAGCTAATGGGTAGAAAGTAGCCTTGGAACATCCACCTAAAAAAACCAGCAACCAAAAAACTGGGAGAAAAATAAGTGGAGTCCAAGGCTTTTCTACGAGCAAAACTAATTAAAGGTAATTGTTACTTACTGCGATGCGTCTGTCAATCTCTTCGTGATAAGCTTTGTCACCACTTTTATATCGAGGATCAGACATTGCACGAGCAAGTTCCTGATTAGACTTGAAAGGCATAGTAGCAGAACCAGTCACTGAACCTTGTGTCAGTCTAGGTGAAACTCCATTCTCTGCCTTGTATTGTGCGTACAGTCCTTTAGCTGCAAGCTTTGCTTGGTCAACTGTTCCGTTCTGTACTATATCATCAAAAGTATTTATCTCTTCAGGTGTAAGATTGTTCGATGCCCACTCTGCCATTTGATCCCAATTACCATCTGCTACAGCTTTGATACTTCCTTCTTCACTTTGCATCAATGCTTGTTGACCAGCAGCGTAGCTATCTACCAACTCCTTCGGTAACCCAACCTCAGCAAGATTCTTATAGGTCTCTTCAGATATAACACCATCATTCTCAAAGAACTCTTTACTAGCTTCAGCAATAACAGTATTAGTATTCGTGTTTTTTGTATCGGTGTCCTCTTGTTGTTCATCGCTTTGCTCTTCTTCTGGTTGTTGTTGTTCTTCTTGTTCGTTCGATCCCAATTTCTTTTCAAGTTCACTATAGGCATTAGCCATGTCCTCAGCACTCTTGAATTTCTCAGGTAACCAATCAGGTCTATCCTGTTGTGTTTGTTCTTCTGGTACTGCCTCAACAGCTTCCTCTGATTCAGGGTCAATCTCCTGTGGTGCTTTCTCATTTATCTCTACTCGGTGTAATTCAGCCATATCTCTCTTTACTCTTCTTGTGTTTGTTGTTGTTGACTAGCCATGTACTGCTCCTGTGCAGCATTGATAGCAGGTGCTACAGCAGGTTGACCCAACTTCATCATCATCTCTTGTTGTTGTGCCATCTGCATAGCTTGTTGAATTTCTTCTTCTGTCTTGATTAATCCTTCAGTCTCGATGCCTAATGCTGTGGCTCTTCTTTTGAAGTAGTCAGATACATTAACATACTCTGCAACTGCTTGTGGACCAACGATTTGATTAGCACCTGCAAGGAATAGATCAAGTTTTTGTAAGTCATTACCTCGTCCCAATGCTTCAACACCAGTAACAATAGTAGGTTTAACAATGTCTTTAGGTAGCTTAGGTAATCTTTTCTCCTTGGACATCCTAGCCATTAACCTAGTAACCACAGGCATTTGAAACTCCTGAGACAGTAACGAATAAAGACCACCCAATGCAGCTTCCAACTCTTGAGATAACATTCTTATCTCCTCTGCTGTTACTCGTTCTGCATCTCTGACTACACCGCTGTTCAATAGAAATGCCTGTGACAATCTATCACTGATTCCATTCATTACTGACTGTGCAGTCCTGAAGTCATTGAACTTGTTAAGTTGTAATACAGATACATCTCCTTCTGACCCTTGTACAATAGCACCGTTAGGAGATTCAGATAATGTCTTAGCCCTGGTAGTACCGTTAGGATTGACCATGAACAATACCTTGGCTGCTGCTGCACTACCCTCTACGATAGCTTTAGTCAGAGCTTCCAAAGACTTAAGGTCTCCAATGTACTCCTCTACAAATCCTCTGCCGTAGTCCTCACCATCTATCCTAGTATATCTGAGTGGTAGGAATGGAGTCTTTTCTATTGGGTATCTACCCCTTGACTCTTCAATAACTAATCCCTTTACATCTTGTTGTACTACAAATTCATTACCTTCTCTAACTACAGAAGTATATAGATCACAAGTATTTTCTTTCTCTTGACGATAGACTTCTTCTCGTACAGATTCAGGTAACATCATAGGAGCAACAGTTTCCTTGATAGCTATGTGTGTTACATTACCCATTGGGTCTCTTTTAACTACATAACGATCCAGTCTGAATACTCTCATACCACCATCATCAGGTAAGTATAACAATGTATTTCCTGTTACTAATAAATTCTTTAAAGCTTCAAACACTCCTACTCTAAATGCTTCTACTTCTACTTCTTGAGATACACTTCGTTCTACATCTGATAATGCTTTCTCTAAGTCAGATCGTAGTTGCTCTGCTCCCTCTGATCCTAGTTCCTGCTTTGCTTTATCTAATTCGTACCTGTCTATAACAAGACGAAAGAATGGTGCGTTAGGTGGTAACAGTGCTAACAATAACTTAGAAGCCAAGTTGTTAACTCCTCTAGCTCCTACTCCTTGATATGGTGTGTAATACTTAGTAGCGTAGTTATGACCATCAGGTGGCATAATGTAAGGAATAGTCAACTCAGATGAGGTTCTACCTCGATCCAAGAAAGACCACCTTTGGTTCTCTAAGCTATGATATAGCCCTTGAGCTGTTTCGTGCATCTTAGATAGGTTCGTCAGAAGTCCACTCGTCTGTGGCTAACACTTCTAATATTTCAGAGTGCGTGTATTCAGTCTTACCCCATAGAAAAGATGGTTGTGTGCCTTCGTACTTAACGAATGTTTTAGTACCATCTAGTGAGTAGCGAAGCATTTCTTTGGAAGTGTTTATTACTTCATTAAAATCAACAGAGTCCACCTCAGATGCCTCAATGATAACATAAGTGTGTAAATTATACATAGATCGACTCTCCTGTTCCTATATTTGCTATTACTGCATTCCCGCTCAATGTTGCGTTATTTCCACCACTGCCTAAATCAGTAACTGTAGAACCTGTTCCGTTATCGTTATCACCGCCACGCCAATACCCACTCGGACTTAGATTTAAGCCAAAACTTCCGACATGAACAGGAGTGCCGCTATTATAAATATCAGACACTTGTGTTGATGTTAACTCATACTCAAAAGTAGATATTTCATCCACCGACCCATTCATATAATATCCAGCAGAATTTCCATTTCTTCCAATCACATACTGAGAACCTCCGCCAGCATAACTAGCGTTTAAAGTGTCGCTTATCCACTCCGTTCCGTCTGTGTACACTTTAACGGTAGTACCTGAAAAGGTTATTACTATGTGATGCCAATTACCGTCACATAAATCTCTGTTGTACCCTGTACTGTTAGTTGTTGAGTATGCATTGCTGTCAGGTGTTTGAGGGTAAAAATTATGCGTTGTTCCACCGCTTTTGAATATTATATACAAATTACCGTTAGACGGTCTAAGCCATGAAGCTATATTCCCAGTACCATTGTTACTAAAAGGCGTAATACTACTACTAGTATTTGTAGTATTCCACCAAAGTGAGTAACTAAATCCAGCAGTAGAACCTGATATATAACCAGTATTTGCGTAATCCCCACTTCCATCAAAAGTCAGCTTATACCTATTTTGAAACGCACTGGTATCGTCGTAGTTATAACCGTACCAATTTGAACCATCTGATACATTAATAGCTTTATCAGAAGTATTGAATATAGTTAGACCTGCATTACCAACGGCAGACGGTCTAGTGGCTGTAGTGTAAGCTTGAATTGTACTCATGTTTTATGAATCGTTATTGAAGATATACCAAGCGGAACCGTCGTAGATATATAGGTCGTAAGTATCTGTTCCA